GTCAAACCCTTTTAGCTTTTGGAACCTCTGCGGAAGATCTTCTCCCCACCCTTCAAATGCTCGGGGACGTATCTCAGGGGAATAAGGAGCGGTTTGACAGCTTAACCCTGGCGTTTGCCCAGGTTGGAAGCGCCGGCAAGCTGTCCGGGCAGGATTTACTACAGTTTGTCAACGCGGGCTTCAATCCTTTAAATGAGATTAGCAAAATGACCGGCGAGAGCATGGCGGAGTTAAAAGAACGCATGTCCGCCGGCGGGGTATCAGCGGAGGAAGTTGCGGAAGCCTTCAAGCACGCTACCAGCGAGGGCGGCCAGTTCTACCAGGCAATGGAGGCACAGAGCCAAACCTTTAACGGGCAGATGTCCACGCTGAAGGATAACGCTATGTCCTTTATCGGAGAACTAACCCAGGGCGTTACCAACACCTTAAAGGATTCGGTTCTTCCCACGGTCAACGGCTGGCTGGAGGAGCTACAAAGCGCCTTTACAAGCAACGGTGTGGAGGGCGTTGTTACGGCCTTTGGCTCTATTCTGGCTGACGCCTGCACCAAGCTTGCGCAAGCGGCGCCGGGCGTTGTTGATCTGGCTGTAGGATTTATCCAGTCGTTTATAAAAGGGATTGGAGATAACGCGCCCCAGCTGATCCAAGCAGCAAAACAAATTGTCGGTGCTTTAGTGGACGGCCTGATAAAGCTCTTACCCAGCGAGATCCAAAAGCCGGTAAAAGAAACCGTAAATATTTTAAAGTGTTCCTTTGAAAGCGGCGGGCTGCGGAACGCCATCAACACGGTATCTAAAATTTTGAAGGATCTGGGGAAAGTAGTAACCAATCTCGCGAAAACGATACTTCCTCCCCTGGCGAAAGCCGTTGATTTTCTTGGCAAAAATATAAAAATCATCTTGCCACTTATTGCCGAAGCGGTGGTTGGAATTAAGGCGTTTAAAATCGTACAATCAGCTACGAAGTGGTTTGATGCTATGAAAACGGCAATCGCCGCCGCTGGGGCGGCTACCAGCGCTGAAGCGTTAGCCACCGCAGCTTCCACTGGTGCCATTACCTTAAAACAGATCGCCGTAGGCGTTCTGACCGGAGAAATCGGTCTTGTCACTGCCGCACAATGGCTTTGGAACGCCGCTATGAGCGCAAATCCTATCAGTGCCATTATTGCTCTGGTGACAGCTCTGGCTGGCGGTCTTGCTTTTCTATGCGTCTCATTAAGCAATAGTGCAGATGATACAGATATCTTGGCAGAATCAAATGAACGTGTAGCGGAATCTTTTGGCCACATTGCGGACGGCATTGAACAGTGGAACGAAAAGGTTGATAATGCCAAAAGCTCTATGGAAGGCTTTAATGATTCTATCCTGATGTCTCAGGAGGAACAGCAAAATCTAACCGATGAAATGGACGCTGTCCAAACTGAAATATCTGAAATAGCCCGTCTTGCTTCTGAAGAGAGACGAGAATTAACTGATAGTGAAGTTCAGCGTTTGGATGAGCTTTTCCAAAAAATGCGTGATTTATCTAAGCAGGAACTTGAATTTTATCAAGGACGGCAAGATGTGGTATTAGATCAAGCCAAAACGCTTGCCACGTCGTTTGATGGTACTGCCGAAGAATACGAAGATATGTCCGCTAGAATTATCAAAGCAGCTGGAGAAGAGACGCAAGCTGTTAAAGATAAGGCTTATGAACAGTATACTAATCAGGTTGCTCTCAATAATTCATTGCTCGGTCAGAAAGAAGAATACACCGAGGAATGGTTAGAACAGGCAAATGCAGCCGCCTTGGCTGATTATCAAATTGCCGTGGATAATGCTGAACAAAAATATGCTGATGTTTTAGGAATTGAGCAAGAGGGATATTTTAATCTATCGCAAGAGCTTCAAGATTATCTCACAGGATTGTCTGAGATGCGGACCGCTCAATTGGAAGAGGAAGACCGATATCAAAAAGCTCTAGAAGAATATAGGCACGGCCAATATAAGAACACTGATGAATCACTGGATGCGCTTAGTGCAGTCGAGCAAGAGCACAAAGAAAATTTAGCAAGAATCCAAGACGAGTATCTAGCAAATTTTAATGAAGACACCTTAGAGCAAGCCGGCGGCTGGCTGCAAAGGATTATAGATACTAAAGCCGCTGGCGAAGACCTCACGGAAGAACAAGAGGAACTTGCCAGAAATCTGATTCTTGCCTTAGACAGCCTGCCTGACGATATGAACGAAAAAGGCAAGGAAGCCCTAGACGCTTTAGGAATCGGCTTAGACGACCAAGGAAACGTAATTTTTACAAAGGGTGAACGGCTGGGTGAAATTGTTCTGGAAGGCGAGGAATCCGCAGACCCAGAAGGCGAAAACTCCTATTCTAATGGAAAGAACAGCGCTGACGGTTTTGTTGGCGGTGTGGAATCTGGGTTTCAGGCCGCTTTCACGGCTGGCTACAATATCGCCAAGCAGGCAATGGCTGGTCAGCAAACGGCACAGGACAGCCATTCCCCAGCCAAAGAAACCATTAAGCTGGGCAAAGATAACGCCGAAGGCTATGCGCTCGGTATTGAAAAGAACGCCAAGGAAGCCGCGGCAGCGGCGAAAGACATGGTCACCGACACAATAGGCGCAATTTCCGATCAATCGGGTAAGTATTCTTTCCTAGATAAATTTGGCCTTTCGAAACTGGACGTATCGGGAATGGTTCAGAAAATGAAAGCCGCTGTCGCTACGGAATCCTACAGAATGTCCGCTTCCCTTTCCGCGTCCGGTAATTACGCGGCGCTTCGGGATTCAAGCTATAACAGCGGAACGGATTCCGCCGCGCCCCAAGGAAAGTATGTGGCTGAAATCCATGTGGACCTGGAGGGCCGTGAGGTTGCCAGAGCCACCGCCCCGTTTATGGGAGAACAGCTTGCATGGGAGGGATAACATTGTACATTAACCACATTCCCCTCAGTCAATTCGGCGGGAAGCTGAGGGCAAATTATACTGTTTCCGGCTCTGCCGTAACCGCCGATTATTACAAGCCTCGGGACGGAAACGCCTTTATTTCCTTAGGGAGCAGGATCGGGCTAAAAACTATCACGCTCCCTTTTGATTTATACGGCAGTTCCCCGCGGGAAACCAAAAGAAACCTTTCGGCTCTTGACGCTTTATGTCTCAGCGGCAAGGTAGAGCTTTATCTTCCCGATGGGTTTTATTACACCTCTATTCTCCAATCTATCGGCGCGCCCCAGCAGATTACGCCGTCTATTCTGTCCTGCTCTTATGTCTTTCTGGGGATTCAGCACGACAAAATGGTCAAAGCTGTTTCAAACGGCAGCCTTCAGGCTCAGGGCACGCTGCCAAAGATGGATTGTATCCTTTCCGCTTCTCCGTCTGCTGATGCTGAAAAATATGTGGTAGATGGGATCACCTTTACCAATGTTCACCAAGGCGATCAGATTGTTATTGACGGTATCACAAAGCGGATCCTGATCAATGGAGGCCCGGCGGCCCAGCGGTGCGATATCATTGACTTTCCATATCTGGTCCCGGGCGATAATACCATTTCATGTATTGACCCGGTCACCGTCCAATACTATCCATCTTATGTGTAAGGAGCAGCCTATGCTTACTATTTCAAACAACGGGGAGCAAATCCCTTTGAACTTTGACGACTATTATATCCAAGAGGTATACGGCGGCAAGGACGCTGCGGGATTCACTCTCCCTTTGGATCACCCCGGCTATCAATATCTTTTTGAGGAAACCCCTCTGATCGACACAGAAACAAAACAAAGATATCTTATCAAGGCGATCGACGAGGGACAAACCACGGTAAACATTAAGGCCGAGCTTGACCTTGACGAGCTCTCAAGGGATATGTTCCTGAATTACACAAACGGCAGCGATACTGTGGTTAACACCATATCCAAGGCGCTGCCAGACGGCTGGGCCGTCCAGGATCACGCCTATTTTAATCAGCGCCGTACGATCGAACTGGAAGCTGCTACTCCATTAGACGTTATCGACGCCTGCCCGGATATCTACAATGTAGTGTTCCATTTTGACAATAATGCCCGTGTGATTCATATCTACAATCCGGACAGCGAGGAAATTTCCGGGGTATTCCTCACGGACGAGCTGAATTTGAAAAGCGTTAACTTCAAGGGTAAGAGCAGCGGTTTCGCTACCAGGCTGTACGCGAAAGGAAAAGACAGCTTAACCTTTGCCGATATTAACGGCGGGAAGGATTATGTGGAGGATTTCTCCTACAGCGATAAAGTCATATCCGTTTACTGGAAAGACGAGCGGTACACAATAGCGGAAAACCTGCTGGCTGACGCAAAAAAACGCTTGAAGAGTATGGCGGTTCCACAGCAGTCTTATACCTGCGGCGTCATGGACCTGGCAAGGGCAAGAGAGAATCAGGAAGGAAAAAACGACAATATTTATTCGTTTCTGGAATTCGAGCTTTACCAGAATGTAGTTCTTTTGGATCGCAGGCGGAATCGACGGATTACCCACACTGTTGCCGGAATCAAACGCTATCCCAAATATCCGGAAAAAAATGAAGTTACTTTGTCTACTGTGGCTCCCAGTATTCAAAATTCCGTGAAATCCATTCAGACCCAAATGGAAAAGCCTACCTCGACCTTTAATCAGATCAGGCAGGCAGCGATTGATGTGGCCACAGAACTGATCACTGGTCTTCTGGGGGGCCACTACATTGAAACAAAGGATCCGGAAACCGGAAAACCTAACGGCTGGGCAATCATGGACACAGACAACACCGAAACCGCTGTTAATGTCTGGAGAATGACAGAGGGCGGCTTTGGCCATTCCCATAGTGGCTTCAACGGTCCTTATGACGATATCGCCATCACAATGGACGGTAAAATCAACGCCAGCATGATCCTAGTAGGAACTCTGATCGCAGATATTATAAAATCCGGAACCCTTTCAAGCATAAATGGGAAATGCACTATTAATCTTGATACGGGCGACTGCAATTTGACGGGCACCTATACAAGTGAATGGATTTGTGCTGATGGAAAAACCGGAAAGATTATAACTAATCCTAATGGCATCACTTTTTATTATGACGGAAAACATCGTGGAAGCTTTTTCGTTGCTACAAGCAATGAGACCGTCATAAAATCGGGTTACTATCGCCTCCATTATCCTGATTATAACGGCACTGGAGATGATAGCGCTTCTTTTGCTTGGATCTCAAGTGACAAAAAAAGATACGTCGATTCAGACGAATTTCTCCTTAAAGATGAAGCTTTCGCCTGGATTTCATCGGACGATAGAAGCGTACTGGAAGCTGACGCGCTACTGATTAAGGGAGATAATATTTTTGTAAATGGGCAAGCGGCTGTATGGAAAACAGTCACAATTGATGGTCAAACAATTACATATTTAGGGAGGTAATTTTTGGTCTACAAAGAAATAGAGATTGACAGCACATGGCAGCAGCCCCTTGGAGAAATCCGGGTAATTCAGGAGGAAGCGGACGGCAGAGAGTTAAGAATTTATCTCTATGATAATGGTTCTCCTCTTGATTTAACCGGGAAAACGGTATCCGTGTACATACAGAAGCCGGACAATACCATGATCTATAATTCCTGCGAGGTGGAAGGAAACCAAGCGACCGTAACCCTCACCCTTCAAATGATGGCGGTATCCGGCCTTACCAAGCTGTGCGAGCTCCAAATCGTGGACACAGACAACCACACCTTAAAGGTAACCCTTCCCCCT